TGCTGGGCATCACTCTTGTAGAGCGCATACCCAGCAGACGCAAGCCAACCCACCGTCTGCGATGAGTTGTTGACCCAGGTGACTGTCTGACCAATCGCCATCTTCTACCTTACGTCAGCGTGTAGGTGACATTGCTCGGGTTGGCGTTGGTCGTGGACGGGAAGGTGATCGTCACCCGTGCCGTACCGTTAGCCACCGCAGACCTGTACACCTCAGTCGTAGTGCCGATACCTGTCCTGACACCGGCCACCATCGCAGCCGTCACACGCATTGCTTGACGCATGGTCAGGCCTGTCTCAATACCGTTAGCCGTATCCATCACCGCCGTCTCTACTTGACCAGAGGTAAGCGTAGATGCGCCATAAGCACTCAACGCATTAGATGCCGCAGTCTGAGATTGCGCCTGAGTCAGAGTAGAAGTCCCGTAAGAGGTCAGGCTAGTAGTGACAGAGGATTGTACTTGTGCGCTAGTCAGACCAATAATGCCCTGCGGGTAGATTGCAAACACAGAGTCTGTAGACGGGTTGGTCGCCCAGTTTGTGTCCACAGTAGCGACCTTAGATGATCCCGTATACGCAGTAATCACCCGAGCCTGAGCGTTACCAGTGCCTGCAATGATCGCCACCACAGAACCGTTGTAGTAGTTATCAACGGCAGAAGCACTGGCATCCAAAGTGATCGTAGTGGCATTGCCAGCCTGCGCCAACCTGCTCCTAAGCGCACCGTCAGGCAGAGTGATTATCCTGAATGCCTGATCCGTCACGTTGGTACGGTCTACAACCTGGACAATCACTTCGTCTGCAGTCATCTCAGTGGCAGACAACGGCCACGAATAGGTGTACTGACCGGACACTACAGTAGGCAATGTTGTTACGTTACCCAGCGTAGTGCCGTCACGAATAATCTTTACCGTACCAGCGGTAGATGTCCAAGTATTGGCAAAGTTCGTGCTGTTGGCGGTAACGATAGGCGCTCTGAACGTGTAGGCCGTACCGTAAGGTGCCCAGATGGGTGTCATGCGATTCCCCTAGCTATTCCGCGACCAACGCCGCGACTAAATGACTGAAATTCGTAAATTGTAGTTACTGGTGGCGTTACTGCACTAGCAGGAACATAAGAATATGTTTGCAAAAATATTTGCCAAGGATTTTGAATAAGGCTTAACCACTCAGAATCTCTTATCGCTCTATTTAATTTAAGAACGTAATAAGCAATTGCGTTACTACTGGCATTCTGAACGGACGATCCAGCGTCTCCGTAGCCAATCACAAATGTTGGGGTTGCGTATGAGTTAAACCCAGTATTTGACGCAGCAAGACTAGCTTTCTCAGAATTTAACCATGTAATAATTTGAGATCCAGTCGCAACTGCAGCGCCCATAAACGGAGTACCAACAGGTACGCTTCCGCTCGTGGCTGGCTCTTTTGCCGATCCATCAAAAATATAAGAGGCAAGCTTGTTAGATGTATTTATGTATAAACTTCTGTCGTGCGTTCCCGCTCCAGCAAATTCAGCCGTACCCGCAATCGCGCTTTGGCCGCTGGCTGTTATCAATCCATAAAAAATTATGGTCCACGGCGCGGTGCCTGCCACCGTAGTAGAGGTAACATATCCAGATGATCCAGAAAATTTTTCCCCAACTCCGGATATAGTCCCTGACTGGACGCTTGTTTTTGTAGACCAATTGTAAGGCGGCTTCACTGCCGCTTTTATTGTGCCCGCCCTAGACGCAACCAACCCAAGCTCAAGGTTTGCGAGAAAAGGGTGAGAATAGTTCAGATTTGGATAAATCTGCTGAACTATTGGTTTTTTTATAATGGAAATAGCCACTTGAGCATTCCAAAAAATTTGATTTTAAGTGTAATATATTTCTCGGTACGTCGCGGACACAGTAGCGCCTAAAGCAGTTCCGGCATCGTTATACAACACAATGCCCCATTTAGGCGGAATAGAGCCAAACGCCTGAGCAAGACTAAATACTTGACGAACAGTTACTGCGTTTGCGCCTTGATTTAACTGAAGAGTTCCAAGAAACGTCAGGTTGGTTGGAGAGCCAAGAGCGGTAAGGGTCTTGTCTGTTCCGTCCACGTTGTCAGCAATACTGGAATCGCCTTGATAATTTGTTCCATCTTCAGAGCGATACGCATACACCACAACCTGTTTATTTGAACTAGGAGCGGTGGATGTCGTTAATACATTAACCGTTACAAGATAATCAATCGTATTATTAGTTGTTCCGCTAGTAACAGCAGCAGAAGACCTGGCGGTCGCGTTCGCAAGCGATCCGGCCGTGATCGTAATTGACGTTGAAGTTCCGTACTGAAGAGCCATAATTTAACCTTTAATATTTATGACCATTTGTTGCATTGGTATACCAAAATGATTGGATACGCAAACTGACTTGGGTCGCCCAAATCCATCATTACATAAAGTTTCCCGTCTGTGTTGTCAAAATCCATCGCTATTCCCATAGAAATAGTATCATATGGACACGGAAGATTGACAATTGATTTCGGCGTTAAAGACGAAAAAGACGCCGAGCCAGAAGCAACCGTAGCCAAATCGTCAGTGTCATAAACAACTATTTGAGCCGTAGCTCCGACACCGTTTTGCAACCAGAAATGAGACATCTGGTCTGCATTGCCATTACTTGCTACATACGGATTGTAAAGCCTTGCCCCGCCCCACCTTTCATTTGGCGCAGCGTCAATTGATATACCATAATCCCATGATCCAAACGCCGGGTTTGTGCAAGACAAAAATGATTTCGTGTTATTTACAACCGCCACTCCAACTGCAGATGACGCGGTGCCGTCTGGGTCCCAAATTGCACCATATGCGTTACTTGCAAAAAACGGGCTTCCATAAGCCAATAGCGTTTTGCCGTTTACGTTTGGAATAACAGTGTAAGAAGCAGGCGTTGTAGGTAAATATGGATCTGCGACGGTAGCCGTTCGGGTGGAAGCGTTATATGCCGTGATACGGGAAGATATTCCTCCCGCTATCGCCAAATAGCAATCTTTGTAGTAATCATTTGTCGTATTATTTGCAGACGACGCAAGAACCATTGTTGTCGCATTTCCGCTGACAGAAGTTCCGCTATTTGCTTTAGCAAGCGCAGGAGCGATATTTGCAGAATCAAATACAAAACAAGTCGGACCCTGAGACAAGTTGCTGTGTATTGAAAAGCCGCCTTGCCCTACAATTATATCTCCGCCCAAAGCGGTTCTATATTGAGACGGAATTTCAGCTATTCCGCCAGACCTAAGCCTAGAGTTTGGCTGGCTAGGGTCAGTTAAAACAAAAATGTCTACCGGACCAGAAACTGTTATGTCCGTTGGTCTTCTGACCATAACTGACATAGGCTGGTTGGAATAAGTAGCGGCGTAACTTGTTAGCATATATGTAGAGTTTAATATGCACGAGCCTGCCGCAGCATCCGCTGCTTGTACGCCAATCCCAAACTTATCTCCAAACACAGCTTCGTTTGCAATAAGCTGACAAATTGAAGCCGCAGGGAACGATCCCCAAGTATCTTTGGTAGTTGAATAGTTTTGAGTAGGAGATGGTATTGTCATATACACTCCCCTATCAGTGTAATTAGCAACAGCCGAAACGTACAAACATTTTTGACCAGTTGGGCTTTTGCTTGCCGGGACGACAGTAATTGACCTTCCTGTGTATTTGTAATACGGTCTTATTGCCCCAAGCAGCGTAAAATCCGCGCTTGAATTTATAAAATTACCGGAAGGAGTTGGCCCTGTAACCGTGTAATTATTAGAACTTGGATTTGATGTTACTAGAGTCGGTTTTGCAATCGTTGTTGGGGCCGTTCCTTGTGGAATAGATCCGCCAACAGACCTAAAGGAAATTGTGCTACCAATATCTGCAGATGTTACTGTATAAACCCGGCCGGTTTCATTAGGAATATCAACGCCGTTTTTTTGCCATCTAAATGAAGATAGCACAGGCATTTTAATCATTAAACGCCAGATTCTTCCTACAGGAGGAGAGGCGTTAGATGGAGAGACATTTGGGAAATAAACAACCTTTGTTGTTGAATCATATGCCGTTATTAAAGATGAAGCATAAACAACACCAGTTGACTGGTTTACTAAAACGATGTAATAGTTTACATAGTAATTAGGCGTTGAAGATGCGCCAGCGCCAAGATATAGCTTGTAAGGCTCGGGCACATCACCTGCGCCAACGGTCCCTGTGATTTCCCAGTTCTGTTCATTCACCCAAGTTCCGGTCGATTGGGCAATCAGAATTGATCCTGCTGTGACGTTAGGCATTACGCAGCCTTCCAAACACTAATAAGCGGAGCAGTCAAAGCGGTCGGTCCTGTTTCTGAAGTAACTAACAAAGATAATGGCCGGCTGCTTGTTCCAGACGAATTAGTCGCCGTAAACGTAATGTTTCCAGAAAACGATGCTGTTGGAGTGCCAGACAAAACGCCTCCAGAGGACAACGACATTCCAGATGGCAGGGTCCCAGAAGTGACACTCCAAGTAATAGTTGCGTCTCCTGTTGCTGTAAATGTTGTTGATGTATATGCAACATTTACAGAACCGCTAGGAAGAGACGATGGGCCTGTAATAGTTGGCGGAGTTCCAACCGGATACCAGCTTCCATTTCCTATGAGCACGGTTAGTGTCATCCGCTTATCCAGGTAATACTGTTCTGCAACGTGTACGCAGGGCTGGATGCACGTTCGCTATCTACGGTCACGTTCATTGTGGCCGCGCCAGACAGCGTAGCCTCAATACCAAACTTCAGCGCCTGCTTGGTTCGGATTGCGTCACCCAGAGGCATGAGCGCAGTCTGAATCTTGACTGCCACATTTGATGTCGACGATGCGTAAAGTTTATACAAAGAGTTGCTGATAGTCCCGTACAAACTAATCGCACCGTTTACCGGCACAGATGTTACATACGACAGACTGCCCTGCGACGACAAGAACCACTTCTTCTCGAAGAACACAGCCTGAATCTGCCGAGCGCCCAGAGTTGCATCGTTGTAGGTAAACGAGAATGCAGCGCACAGGATGTTATTGAGCAGTACCTGACCGGCACTGACAGGCTGGCTGAAGTCGATAAGCGGGAAGATCCCGTCCAGCGTGTCTGAGAGCTTGCTGGTGGTGCTGCCGACCAAGGCATACACACCGTAGTCGTTCATAAACAGCACAGACCGGAAGTACGGGAAGATCGTGTTCCCGCGTTTCGTTCCTACGCTGGCGCTGATGTTCGTATTTGTGAAGAGCGTTGTGCCTGACGTAGATACGCGAACGTCAGAGAATACGTTGATTGAATCCTCGCCAAACACATACAAGAAGTTGTTGGCAGACAGCAGCGCCTGGATGTTCCCGTGCAGCGTCTCATCTGTCAGGCTCACGCTACCCGCTGAGACAGACGTAAAGTCGCTGTAGGAGCCTGCTGCGCTATAGAACACATTCCTGCCGCTTGCCACCCAGACACGGCCACTGAAGGTCGCTACGTCTGTCAGAGTGTCGGTCGTGGCAAAGGCTGTAGCAGTAGCACTGGTAGTAGCGCCGCCACCCGTAATCGTCACTGTCGGGTTGCTGGTGTACCCGGTGCCAGGATTGGTCATCACAATTGCGCTGACCTGACCGCCGTCAATGATCGCGGTAGCAGCAGCGTTAGACCCGCCGCCGCCTGTGATAGTCACCACCGTATTAGCAGCGTTCGTGTACCCGGCGCCACCAGTGTTCACCAGGATGCTGACTGTTCCGGTCCTGAACGTAGTCAGTTGAGCGATTGCAGATGCGCCTGTCCCGTACCCGCCTTGAAAGCTGATGGTGGGTGGAGAGGTGTAGCCGCTACCTGCGTTTGTGAGGGACACGCTTTGCAGGCGGCCCGATATGAGCAGGGCAGTTGCGGTAGCGCCACCACTGCTGAACGTAATGGTGGGGGCGGTCAGATACCCGCTGCCTTGGCTTAGGATGACAATTGAGTCAACTTTGCCGCCAGAAACGACAGCAGTGGCGACAGGCTTTACTCCGTCTGCCAGATCCGGTGAAGAGAAGATGACTTCTGGCGCAAATGTGTAGCCTGTGCCGCCGTTTGTGACCTGACAAGCGTAAACACCGCCAGCACCGGGCGTAATCGTCGCTACAGCAGTCGCTTGGACGCCATTTGCGTCATTCGGGGCAGAAATCGTGACGGTCGGGGCTTCTGTGTAGCCTGTTCCGTGGTCTATCAGGAAAATTGCACCGACAGACCCTACAGCAATGACATTTGTGCCATCCCAAGAGAACAAACCCTTGGATGGATCTGCAATCATCACCCGTTCGTTCTTGTACTGCGCCGTCTTGACGCCTGAAGACGAAAAGGTGCCTGTAGTTGCTACGTTGCCCTTAGTACCGGACGTAACATTGAAGTATTCCATCCTGCCGTCTGCTTCGGCGGCAAGAATGTAGTCACTCAAACCAATATTTGCTGACTTGAGCGCAACAACGGTGTTGGCAAACGTCACCGCGGCATTGCCGCTGGTTAGAACCTGGGACTGTTTGAGAAGTGTCTTGATGTTGCCCGCCCCGATGGGCATGGCGTTTTCAATCCATGAGAACTCAGAGTCATCAATGGCCGTGCGGTTGGCCTTGGTATTGATGCCCTTGAAGTTCTTGATGATCGCGTAAGACTTCTTTTGCTCTGACGCGGCCATGTTAGTACGGTGTTGAGAACGGGGTCGGAAGCCTGCGCGTATACACGCTGTTCAACACGGCACTCACAGCCTTGGTGTACTCCTGTTTGAAAATCTCAGCCTCACCGTAGCTCTGCTCCTGATACTTGGCTTTGTATGCCGCGTAAAACTGAACAGGCTGTGTGTACGGGTCAAGGATCGTATCTACGTCAGACCCCAGCGTCATATCCACGGGCAGGATGACTGTATCCACCTCGACGTTGTACGTCTGGTCTGGCACAGGCCCAAGGTAAATCTGCTGCTGGCCGTAGATGCTGAAAGCCACCGGCCTGCCGATGTAGTTCTGCCAGTATCGAAGCTCTGCGTTGAACTGACTCCAAGGAATGTACCGCAGAGGAATACGGCTGTTACCCCACAGTACCGTGACGTTCAGAACGTCCAGGGTGTACGCCGCATTAGGCAGCGCCGAGAACGGTAGAAGTTCAGCATTCTGGACATACAGCAGCGTTGCAGTGCCATTCGTGAAATTCGTGGATGGCGGCAGCGCACCGTTACCAGATGGATACGGGGGCGCTTCTGTACCCAGCACACCGCCAGTTACCACTTGGTAAATGAAAATGTTGCTGAAGATGTAGGAACCGGTCGTCACCGTAGCACCGGCAGCCCACGCGGTAGCAGCAGTGCCGTTAGGCGCTAGAGGGGTGTAAGTGGTTTGCAGGGTACGCAGACACCCTGTATCGCGGACAACCCGAGCGCGGGCTTCGTTGATGTATGTCGTTAGATCAGCGTCGGTCCAGAAGTTGCTGTTTGCGTCATGCAGCAACCTGCGGACCTGAGCGATATAAGTTGAAAGAGTAGCCATTTACCGCCCATGTCAGACACGCCTGCGTCGCTGGACTGGCAACGCAACTACTCCATTATCTTCCACTTCCTGCGGCATAGCTTCTGTGACCAGAAACTTGTTCAGCCGCTTCTCGCCTTCAGGAAGGTCACTGGCAAACTTGATCCAGCCCAGGCGAACCAGGTAAGGCTCTTTGTTGCTGTCGCCCCACCCGAATACATTCCTGACAACTTCTTCAGGAACTTCTACAGGCTGTCTGGACGGGAACTTGTATAGAGTCCCCGCCCATGTAGCCTCAAAGTCGCTGTAGTTCGTATTGGTTACGAACGGCATCAGGCACCCACAACGTCGCCATACACCTTGATGTCAACAGCACCGCCGCTCACGGCAGTAGTGACATTGACGTACAGCGCAGAAGTCGAGTTGCCCGAGACGGTGGTGTTGGCACCAAAGGCACCCGCAACCGTCAGATCTTGCCACCGACCAGTACCAGTCAAATTGGAAAGCGCGACATTGGCAACCACTGCATTTGCAGCCGCCATGTCTCCGGTGCTGGAGATAGTAACGGCAATGTTTGCGGTAGAGACATTAGAGTTCGGATTCTGAACCGTAATCCGACGAATGATGACGCTACCGCTAGTTGCCGCGTTCCCGCTGTTGGTCAGACCACCCGAAAGGATGGGGATGGCAACAACGGCATTACCAGTGGTGGCGACAGATACCCGAGCAGCGCCGATGGCAAAACTGCCAAAGCTGTCCGGGTAAAGCCGACCAACTGCATCATGGCTAGCCATACAACCTCCTTACGAAGTAGCGTATGAAGATTGCGTAGCGGCCTGACCACCATTGACGGTAATCAGAGTTGCAGTCGTGTTGGCGTTGACAGCTTTCGCGGCCACGTTCACACCGTCCGAAACAAAGTAACCGCCAGTGTTGTTGGCGAGCATCGTTCCCCAACTGGTGCCGTCATACATGACGATGGTGATGTTTGCCTGCGCGTTCAGTTGATACGCGCCAGCAGTAATCACAGTGCCGTTGCCGGTAGTAACAGCCGCCACAGTCGTGGTCTGCAGATACGCAGCAGCGGTGTTAGTAGTGGCATTGGCAACGAGGATCTTGTTAAGAGCAAGGGCCATGTTTTTCTCCTTAGATAGACAGGGAGTTAAAGCCCGTGACCTTAGTCATCGCCTTCGGCTTGGTGTTCACCAGTTCGGCGATCATCAGCACAGCGCCAACGTAACCGATCTGCCAGTTCGGCAGGGTGGACTCAAAGCCCGTGAACACGAACGAACCCTGGTCGTGGATGTACAGCGACAGGTAGTTGGTGTTGATGAAGTAGACCGTGCCTTCCGGGCAATACGGATCGGGATAGATCGGCACGCCAGCGACCATCAGAGCGCGGAACGCAGCAGACGGGCCTTCGCCACCTTCAAAGCCGCTACCCGGGGTGATGACGTACTGCTCTTGACCCACATAATCTTG